ACAGTATGGTGTTGATTGTATTCGCTCTGATACTGATCCTATAGCTAATAATACAAGTATAAGAGCAGAATTTGAACCTAAATATGCTGAATTAAAAAAGGCAGATATTTTTATAAGACCTTACGTAGGAGGTGCGTCATCTGAACAAATAGGTAGTAACCCTAATATATTAAAAGTAGCGGCTCACTACGGTAATTACGGTCAGATGACCCCTCAGAGACAAGATATAACTCCTAATGCTAATACTTTCCTTTCTAATACTATCGCTGTAGGAGCAAGGGTTGATGATACAGTTACACTCGTTGATCAGTCATCTTACGGTTTTGGTATGGAGTTCTTTGAAGATTGGACGAATATGGATGATGAGCTTCCTGATCCAACTTTTTACGCAGCTGTAGCGCAAGTACATTCAACAGATTTGAATCATTTGTATTCAACTGATCATCCTAACTTTTTAATTTATAACCAATATAGAGCTACAGCTTTTTATATAGGGCAGAAAGTGTGGGTTCATTATAAAAATTTAGACCCATTTGAGTGCACTATAAAGTCCTTAGACACTACTCCTGATGCTAATGGTATAGAGATAGAAGAAACGCTTCCAGAAGCTATTACTGACAGCCAAAGGGTGTATATTCATATGTACTTGACATTTACTCAAAAACAAGGCGGAATGCAGGAACAATCTCCTACTTGCGGAGTTGTGGCAGCTAAGTTAAAGAAGATACAATTACTAACAGATGTTAGTTGGAGCTTAATAAGAGAAGCGGCACGGATGACAGCAAGTAATTCTACTTATACTACTGTGGAAGGTAAGAAAGTTTGGACTACCAATTGGGATATGTACAGAGGGTTTGGCAAGATAAGAACTGATTTAGCGATAGAATATATTCAGGATAATTATTTAAACAACCAAGAGTACAAGGATACTATTGTTCCAACAGTTCCAAAAGTAAATTCTATATTAAGTTTGGATGATTTAGAAAATGATAATACGGTAAATAAAAAGATGCTTTTAAAAGCTATTGACGATTTAAGAGAAGAACTAAAAGATTATATTAAAAACGATTTAAGTATTTAGGCAATGAAAATGAATTAATAATAAATGATATATTATGAATAATAAATTTAATGAAGCAAATTTGATTCCACGGATGGCGCAGATAGTGCTTAATTCTCAAGAGATGAAAGATATCAAAGAGAAAATAGAGGCTGTAGGCAATGACCTTGTAGTGGACGTTGAGGGGCTACAAGAGGACGTTGAGGGGCTACAAGAGGACGTTGAGGGGTTACAAGAGGACATTGAAAGAGTAGAACAGGAAGCCATAGAGCGTACATTCAAAACCATGCGAATAGGTGCAACAGGATTAACAACCTTATCTCCAACAACACGCTATTTCACTTATAGGCTCAATGTAATTGATAACATGACATTACACATTGACCTACAGAGAATGATTGAGCAGGTCGGTTCAGCTCGTTGTCGTCTTATAATTGATATGCCTATTGTGCGAACTATCACGATAACAAATCCTGTTCTTTGGGGCGGTGATGTTCCAACTTTCGGGGATGCCGGACAATACATCTTGGAGGTTATCGATGTTGATGGTAGCGGTACACCGCTTATGTGGCTTGTGGCTTCAACACTAAAAGAACAATCTTCGGGAAATATCCTTTATGTTGATTCTGATGGTGCTAATTACACCGTTGGCGAGATAAATGGAGAAACAGCAACCCGAACAACTTCATCTTGGGCAGTGCCTTTTAAGTACTTGCAGAACGCTATCAATGCAGCGGAAGCTGGGGATATAATCTTTGTTAAACAGGGTGTTTATAAGCCAACGCATTTGAGGTTATCCCCCGAAACATACACCGATGGCGACCACTTAACAAGAAATGCGACATTCACACCTAAAAATGGGGTGGATATTTATGGAGGATTTGTAGGCACAGAAAGTAAAACATGGCAAAGGGTTGTCGATGATAACGGTATGATGGTCAATCAAACCATCCTATGTGGGGATGTGCTGAATGAAGCTGTAATTGATGATGCTATAACGGTCGGAGACAGAAGGACAACTCTTTCAAAAGCAAACGCTGCATATCACGTGTTGTATGGCTCTGCAATTACTTCACTCACTTACATAAATGGTGTTACTCTTCGCTATGGTCACGCTAACGGTAGTGGGATTGATGCAGATGGAGGAGGAATGAGAAGTGCAACTAATTATGTCGCAATAAATTGTATAGCGGATAACAACACAGCAACAAATGGTGGTGGGTGGCGTGATGGTACAAACACCAACTGTATAGCAACAAACAACACTGCAACAAATGGCGGTGGTTGGAATTATGGCACAAACACCAACTGTATAGCAACAAACAACACAGCAACATCATATGGAAGTGGGTGGTATAATGGTACAAACACCAACTGTATAGCAAACAACAACACAGCAGCATATGGTGGAGGTGGGTGGAGAGACGGTACAAACACCAACTGTACAGCAAACAACAACACAGCAGCATATGGTGGAGGTGGGTGGTATTATGGTACTAACACCAACTGCATAGCAAATAATAACACTGCATCATATGGAAGTGGGTGGTATAATGGTACTAACACCAACTGCATAGCAACAAACAACACTGCAACGAATGGTGGTGGCGGGTGGTATTCGTATTCAGGTACAAACACCAATTGTACTGGGATAAACAACCGAGCACCTCAAGCCGTTTACAGCTCAACATCAACAGATACTAACATTAACTGCTTACTTTTTAATAATAAAAACACATCTAATGAGACAGTTGGGTTTGACAATAAAGCAGCTTCGGGCGTGAAAATATTCCTGAACAACGCTTACGACGTTGCACACCCGACAATCACGGGCGGAGCGGGCAGCGAAATTAATACAGCAACTTGCATTCAGAATCTGACAGAGGAACAAGCGAAAATAGAAGTGCCTTCCTTTGTTGGAAATGCAACAACACCTGAGCAGTTAGCCGAACTTGAGCAATACGTTAAGGATATCCCGACAAAATTAAAACCAAAGCTGGGTTCAATTCTCAAGGGTGAAGGTGTAAGACGTGCGGAAGTTTCAGCAAATGACTTTAACGGGGATGAAAGATTAGACCCGTGTACAATCGGAGCAATTGAAGGTGAATAAAAAAAATATGAACAATGGAAAGAAAATGGTATAAACAAATAAACGGGGAGTGGGTAGAAGCTCCACAGCAAATTGAGACCGGAAAAGGTACTTTATTTAATTACAACAGTGATAGCAACGAGGAAATGCTAAGGCGTGATGGTTATATTCCAGAAGATGAATTGGGGGCACAGGGTGAAAAATAAATTAATATGAACTATCAAGATATGACACTAAACAAAATATTCTTAGATGTGGTAAATTCTATACCGACTAAAATATACGATGTTCTTTCTACCACATGGGGAAAGTTTATAGCGGCATTGATATTCTGTGGCTCGTTCTTAGGAGATAGACTGCCACTCTTATGGTATATAGCTGCTGCTGTTTTTATTGATGCTCTATGGGGTATAGCAACTGCTATAAAGGCAAAAAGGTTCATATTCTCTAAGTTTATTACCAAAAGCGCAATTAAGATATTTGCTTACGTTTCAATCTATGGAGTAGTAGCTTTGGTAGAAAAAGGATATACAGATGGGGATTTCATGGTTACTTCGAGTATCATAGCATCTATATTAATCACATCAGAGCTTTGGTCGATACTTGGACATATAGGGATAGCATACCCGGACTTTTTAGTTGTTAAGCTGCTAAGACGTTACTTGAAAGGTGAGATGGCAAAGAAGTTAGGAATACCAGAAGATGAATTAGATAAAATTTTATACAAGAAAGATGACAAGGCAACAGATAATCCAGAGACTGAGTAAATACTTCGACATACAGGAGTTGGTTTGTCCTCACACTTATCAGAAGTTTAGCGATAAATCATGGCAGTTTCTTGATACAGAGATATTGCACACTGTTCTTGTTTTAAGAGAAGATATTCTAAAGGTTGGAATGATATGTAATGATTATAAATTCGGTGGGAAAAGTACACAAAGAGGTTTGAGGTGCAATATCTGTCCGCTTTGCAAAGAAAAGACGTTGAAGAATCAAATATATCTGACAGCTCATGCAAACGGTGCGGGGATGGATTTTGTCTTTGGTGTTAAGTCGGGTATGACAGCAGCTAAAGCAAGGCAGCTGATTAAAGCCAATAAACACTTACTTCCTTTTAATGTAAGGATTGAAAAAGACGTTACATGGTTGCATATTGATTGTTACGATACAGGTGAAAAAGTAAATGAATTTAATGGATAAAATTATGAGAAAATCAATATGGTTTTTGATTTTGTTATTGGTGTTCGGGTGCAAAACTACTGAAAAGTCAGTCAAGGACAAAGCTGTTATACAAAGTGAAACAAATGTTGAAAAGTTACTTTAAAATAGCCATAAGGATATTAGTATCACTTCTTATTTTATGGAGTGCTGCAAGCTATATTACTCTTGAAAGACAAAGAAAAGAAATAATCCGATTAGAGACGAATTTAGAGCAGTATAACCAAAAGGTAAGCAATCTTACTCTAACGACAAAAGAACTCAACACAGAGCTTGCAAAGAAGAATACAGCAGTTTTAGAGCTTGATTCAATACTAAAGAAAAGAAACAAAAAGATTAAACAGTTAGAAGAATATAATAGAACTATAGTAGTCATCCGTGATACTGTTAAGGTAGAAGCGCAAAAGGAAATAGAGAGCCTTGACAGTGTGAATTATAAAATTAATTTTAAGGACTTTAATGATTGTATTTCAGTTGCTGGTCATGTGATGACTACTGATAGTTCTTCCACTGTGTTTGTTACTGAAAAAGAATGTAATGTTAAGGTTTGGGATATCAGAACAAAAAGAAAGTGGTACGAGTTTTGGAAGCCTAAGTACGAACATGAAGTAATCAGTGAATGTGGAGAAGTAGAGAAGATTGTAATAGATAAGAAATAGATGTCAAACATAAAGCTAACATATTTAGATACTATATTACAGAATCATCCTGAATGGGTGCCTGATTATGATAAGTCTTTTTTGACAAGAGACTTTAAAGACACACGTAGGTTCTCTCCTGTGGTATATAATCCTGATGAGGCTATGCCTGATCGAGATCATCCTGAATATGATGCATGGTGGATAGAGCAGTATAGAAGATGTATCATGGGCTATGTAGTTCCTAATGCTACAAGGAGGGGTCATACTATCTGGATACCAGGTCGGATGTACTTCTATCTTAACTTTTGGATTATTTATGCTAAGCTTGATGACTCTGACAGAAAGGAGAAGCGTAATCCTAAATTCTTATCTATAGACTACTTTAAGTTTATGGTTCTTGAGATGATGTTCTTAAAGAAGAAGGACAATCTATTTGCTAAGGCACGCCAGATGGGATTTAGTGAATACGCAGCATGTAATGTAGCATATAACTTTATCTTCCTTCCTGCCTCTGTTTCTGTGATAGTAGCCGGTCAGGGTGATTATGCAGAAAAGACAATGCAGAATGTTATTACAGGATTAAACAATCTTGGTGAGAGTGAGTTTTACAAAAGAAGGAAGCCTGATAGGTCTGATTACATTAAAGCTGCTTATACAGAGATATGGGAAGATGAAGATACTGGTGAGCGCAGAACTCTTTATAAAGGCTATGGCAGTGAAGTGTATTGTATTACTGCAAAGGACAACACGCAAGCTGTATCACGTCTATCACCTTTTATGGTAGTGTATGAGGAGATAGGTAAATGGAAGCAAGGAACACTTACGGAGACCGCAGAGTTCGTTAAACCATCACAGTATGCAGAGGGTGTCAAGACGGGGTACTCATTGTATATCGGTACAGGTGGCGATATGGAAGAATCTGTTGCGGATGTTGAGAAGATGGCATATGATCCAGCAGCATATGATCTGTTGGAGTTTGATAACATATGGGAAGAGGAGGGTGTCTATGCAGATAGCAAGGTATGTTCATTTACTCCTGCTTATGAATTTGAGATAATAGACGAGGATGGTAATGCTCTTATAGAAGAGAGCATAAAGTCATTAGCTGAAAAGTTAGAGAACAAGAAGTCAGCAGAGAAGTACAGGGCTATGACGCAGAAGCCTATCTATCTATCACAGATGTTTATGGTTACCTCTGGAACATTCTTGGGTGAGGTTGCTATGCAGAAGCTTAATGATAGAAAGAGGTGGATATTAAGCAACAAGGAAGAGCAGATAGCCTTTAATGCTAAGTTAGAATGGGTAGATCCATATGATTGGTCTAAGGGTGTCAATATCTTTCCTGATGAGGATGGTAAGTTTGTTATTGTCCAAAGACCTGAATTGGATAGCAGGGGGGATGTGTGGCAGAATCTGTATCAGGCAGCAACGGACAGTTATGACAAGAGTGAGAGTAATAGTAGTTCATCACAAGGTAGTTGTACTATCTTTAAGGAATACCTTGATGCATCGCATACAGGTAAACATTGGGTAGCAAGAATAACAGAGCGACCAACAGAAGAAGAAGGGGGTTCATATGCTTTTTATGAAGATACTATTAAACTGTGTATAGCGTATGGAGAGTGTTTAAATTTGATAGAGTACAGTAATGTTCTTATCTTTGACTATTACAGACGTAAGGGATATGAGTATCTTCTTAAAGAGCGTCCAAGTATGGTTATCTCTCAATATGTAAAGGACGGTCAAGCATCACAAAGATATGGTATAGAACAATCGTTTGTACCTCATGCTTTGAATATGTTCAGAGACTTTATTAAAGCTGATGACTATGCAGTTATCGATAAGATGTATGACATAGAGATGATAGAGGCGTTTAGTAAGTTCAGACGTGCTAAGAACTACAATTGTGATATTACGATATCATGTGCGCTTAATGTAGCAGCAAGTATAGAGGACCAAGAGATAGCTGTGTACTCTAAGAATGAAAAAGAAGCAGGCGATAATTATGGA